GGCTGATATATTGATTATATATCAAAAAGTGTATATTTTTAAAGGTTTTTCTTTACCTTTTACTTTTATTGGTTTTAGTTCTTTTAAAGGATAACCGCAATAAAGCTCAGTTTCTTCTCCTATTAGTATATTTACACCCGCTTCTTTAGTTGCTGACTCTAGTCTAGCGGCTGTGTTTACAGCGTCTCCGATAGCTGAATAATCAAATCTAGTATCGCTTCCCATGTTGCCTATAACAGCTTCCCCTGTATTTACGCCTACTCCAATCTCAACACCGATATTAGCTTTTATTATATTTTCTTGTATTTCTTTAGCACATTCTACAGCTATCCGTTCGTGGTGTAGTAAATCCATAGGTGCATTAAAGATAGCCATCATTGCATCACCTATATATTTATCAACCATACCGCCGTGTTTTTGTACTGCGTTTGATTGTATAGTTAATGCTTTATTCATTATTACTGTTACTTCTTCAGGTGATAACGTTTCTGATAAAGCTGTAAATCCTCTAACATCTGTAAATAAAAACGTACAGCGTCTTTTTTCGCCCCCTAGTTTTAATAAGCTAGGGTCTTTTTGTAAACGTTTAACTTGTCGTGGGTCAAGATAATGTTCAAATTGTTTTTTGATTTGTTGTCTTAGTTTATATTGTTCTCTAAATCTTAAATAGAAAGCTATAGCTCCTGCGATAAACTGTGAAACTAAAGACCACGTAACATCTATTAAAACACCCATAGATATCGTGTAATAACCGTAGAAGCCCGTTAAAGCCATCGTAAGTAAAGCTAAGCTTACGCCCCATGTTATACCTAAATAGCTTATAAAAGCCCATACGAGCCCCACAGAAGCTATAAAAATAAGAAGTTCTAATGCTAAAGCGTAATCAGGTATATAAGGACTATCCTGGATTAAAAGAGACTCTGCAAGAGCAGCTTGTATTTTATGCGGTTCTAGTAATCCAACAGGCGTAGCAACCTGAGGCATTACACCGTTAGCTGTAACACCTACAAAAACAAACTTACCATTTACTTCCATTTCTTGTAAATTAGTTTGTGGTGTATTTACCCAACTAATCCATTTACGACCAAGACTATCTGTTTTAACTGGAGGTATTCCTCGTATAGCTATTTCTTGAATACCGTTTTGATTAGTTGAAATAATATACGTTTTAACATCGAATAATGCTTTGTATATTTGTGTACCAAAAGAAGCTACCCAACCTTCAGGCGTTCTTAATAACAAAGGGACTCGTCTAACTAATTGGTCTACTTCGGTGGGAGCACTGGCGATTCCTTGTAGTATATTTTCGTAGGTGTAGAAATTTTCCTTGACTCCCTGTGTAAGTATACCACCAATATCTTCTCCTTTTATAACAGTGCCTGTAGTTTTAGGGTATTTATTATTAGGTGTTTCAAACATCGCTATTACACTAGGACCATAGCCTAAAGACCTAGCAAAATCCTCATCCCCCATAAGTCTATCAGGTTGTGGAAAACTTATAACCCAACCAACACCAAGAGCTCCTTTACCTAATAACTCTAATTGTATATCTGCTAATCTTTTTCTAGGTAAAGGATAACCACCCTCACGTTCAACATCTTCTTCTGTTATATTTAAAATAACAAAATTACCAGAAGGCTGCTGTTCTTTTATAAAAGTGTCGAATACTTTAAGTTTTAATATTTCTGTGGGTGTTGTTTGAAATACTAAAGGTAATACTAAAATGATTAATAAAGGTATTATTAATTTTTTCATCCATCGTTTTGCGTAATGGTTATAACACTATCGCTTCCTCCGTTCACCTTGATTATATTAGATACTCCGTCTTGTATCAAAATTACGGTGTACGCATCACTACCGTTCAAATCAACTCTAACGCTTTCATTAACTTGTCTTCGTAAACTAATAACATTTCCAGTTATTAAAGCTGTTATTTGAGTGTCTGGGTCTTTACCTAAAAGAGTTCCAGATATTTGTGTGCTTGTAGCTTGGGCTAAAGCATCTTCATCTTCTGCTATAGCTAATGCGTCTAATACATTAAGAAGGTCTTCAAGATAATTTACGTCTAGAAAATTAATATCGAGTTCCGTAAATTCAAGCTCATCCTCGCCTAAATAATCCACCTCTAAGTAATCTACGTCTAGTTCATTAAAATCTAAAATACTTTCTTGTTTAGCAGAAACTTGTTCTTCGTATGCTATTTTTTCTTTTTTAGGAGGAGTAACAATTAACATATTATCGATAACATCTAACGTTAAATCTAAAATAACTGGTTTACTAGGAGCTGATTCAAAAACACTCACAGTTGTAGCTTCATAAGGTTTATTTAATAAAACAGTTCCCATAGCAGTAACTACTTCTATTTCACCGCTAGATAAACCTAAAGCGTCAGGCAGAAGTATTATTAATGACCTACCCAACTCATCTACTGTAGCTGTAAAATCTGTTCCTCTTATCGCAATATTTGCTGTAGGTGTTTTAAGTTTTATATTTTGTTTATCTATTCTATTAAGATTGCCTGTAATAAATCTTGCTGTACCAAGACCAAAGGTAAGAGCCATTTTTGATTTAGATGGGTCAGGGTCATAGATATATTCATCTATTAAAAGTTGTGAGTGTTCAGTAAGTTTGACTGTAGAATCGTCTAAAAACTTAATAGCCATTCTGCCATCTTTAGTTATAGCTTCATCGTTGCTTTGTATAGCAAATTTTAAATTAGCGTCGTATAGTTTGTCTCTTACTATTTGTGCTGAACCGTTTAGTTCAGATATGTCCCCAATATCAGCAGCTTGTGCTTGTGCCTTGGTCGTTTTGAACAACACACACAGTAGAAGAAGCAGTGCCGCCAACTGATATAATTTTAAGCCAGTCATTGTCTTGGGTACTCAGTTGTTGAATATTAAATGTTCTTTGTCCGCCTGTATGGTCTAAATAAAAATAGCCTCCTGCTGAAGCCGTAACACCTGTGCCTGTATAATTAATTGTGTTATCTGAACCGTCTATGTCCATATAGTTTGTAGCACCGTCAATATTAATATTAGATGTAACCGTGTTGTTAGAGCCCTGAATAATCCAGTCTAGGTCTAAAGTTGCAGCTAGTGCTGTAGTGCCTTGATTTAAAGTAAATGTGTTGCCACTACCAGTAACTTGAACATTTTGATTAGATGAATCAGCACCATAAGTATTAGTTGGGTCTACTTGAATAGTAAAAACATTAGTACCGCCAGTAAACTCATAAAAACCAGTAAAGCTGTCTGCGGTAATATCTCCTAAGAACTTATTAGTAGCTCCTATCATATTAATATCTAGAGTCATGCTTGTACCATCTAAATTGAAAGCAGTTAAACTCCCTGCAGAGGAGTTTAAACCACCGATAATATTAGATATACCAAGTTGTTCTAAATCTATGTTTGCACCAGTTCCAGACTGGTCTACGTATATTTCGTTATCCGCTGCGTACAGGGGAAATAAAGCAAGACATAGCAAAAACTGTATGCACTTCTTCATCATCATAATCTCATTCTACCTTCTTTTCTTTTGTTTGTAAAACCCAGTATTCTTTTTTGTAACCTAATTTAATTATTTCTAACACACCACCCTCAATAGCTTTCATTAAAGCTATAGTAGAAGACTCGTTTCTAGCATTACCTAACTCTATTTCTACTAGCTCAGTTCCAGCTTCTATAAACCTAAAAACATCATTAGATTTACCATAACTAAAAATAGTTTTTTGACTTAAAACTTCTAATAATACTTCTCCTGTAGCAACAGAAACCATTCTAAGACTAACTGTGATATTGTCTTCTCTGTATTGAATACTATTTCCAATACCTAAGTATCTTGCACCAACACCTCCCGACTCTAAATTAGCCTCATATGAAATAACGGCACCTTCAATTAAAATACCTGCAAATAATAAAGGAGCTAATTGTTTTTTCTTTTCTTCTTCACTAGCAAATTGTTCTCTAGCAGAACGTATAAGTTGTCTTTCTTTTGTGAGATTATCTAAACCAACTCGTTCCACTACTCTAAAGAAATTACCGTTTCCAGCGTGTTTTAATGCTCGTATAAGTAATGCGTTAGGTTGTTGAGTTATGGCGGTACTAAATAAAGCGAATTCAGAATTAGATTTACGCTGACCTGTTTGGTCTGTAAACGCTGTAGGGTAAACAGCAACTACAGGACTAACTTTTGGAATATCAACTGCAAGTAAGGCTGAAGATTGTAAATCCTGTATATTTACTACATTGTGTCTTTGAAACCTATGTTCGTACGTATCTTCAATTTGGTCTAATGTAGAACAATTAGAAAGTAAAAGTACCAATAGGTATCGTAATTTCAGTAACTGTTCCATCGGCTTCCGTTATTTTAAGAGTTAATGTTACACCATCACTTGTGTATTCTATGGTGTTTCCTTCTAAAGTTATTGTACCTGAATCAGAAGGTGTTTCGCCAAAGAGGTTATTAACTAGTTGTCTTGATAACTCAGCATAAACTCTTGATTCAAGATTACGCATAAATCTAGCAAGTGTAGAGTTTTCTTTTTCTCTTTCTATTTCTTCTTGTAGTGCTTTTATTTCTTCTTTAATTGTTAATTTACGACTAAACTCTTGGTTTTCTATTGTTAGATAATGAGATGATGTTCCTACTCCATTAAAACTAGGAGATTTAAACTTGTGGACTATTTGGTCTGCTCTAATATTTTCTACAAAAATACCTATAATTAAAACTACCCCTATGAACATAATAGCCCAGATTATTTTGTCTTTTTCTTCTTCAGGTGTCATTTATTTCTCCTAATGTAAAACTCTTTCTTGTTCTTCAGTTTCATCTATTCCTATAACTATTTTAGCCTCTCCTACAATAACTACTCCGTAAGCTTCTGCTTCTAAATCAGCTTCTTCAAAAGTATTAGCATATATGAAGGGACCTTCGTATATTTTATCACCTACTTTAAACTCTGTTAAAAATACTTTTTTCATTAATCCTTCCTTTGGTCATCTCTATCAGCTTTTGCTAACCTGTCAGTATGCATAAGCTGTGGTACTCCTAGTATAGTCTTTAAAAGCGTATCTTGTCTAATTATCTCATTATCCACCGACCTAACTCTGTCTATAAGTGCTACTAATATACCGTGTTGTGAATCTAGTTTTTGACCTAATCTTGCTTCTATTTCTGATATCTGAGCAGATACCTTTTCGTCTAAAACATCTACTTTTGTTTCCATACCGTCGATAATTTTGTTTATAAGTTTCCAAATAAACATACCCAGACCTATAGCTGCCGCTATAGGAAAACCTACTTCATTGATTAATTGGACAACACTATCCATAAGAGATTAATAATCTCCCCAGATTTTAGTTTTTGTACCTCCATGATACTCAACAGCATGACCTTCGTCTATAAGCATTTGACAAATATCTTTACCGTCTTCAGTATAAGGTATGCCAAGAATACGACCATATTTGCCTTTACCTAACGATTTTATTTTAAATTTACCTGTACAAAGTTCTTTTAATCTTTCTTTTGCGGCTAGACCTAATTTCTTTTCTGCTAAATCTCTAGTTCTAGATTCTGGGGTATCAATGCCAGAAAGACGAACTCTTTGTTTATGTAGTTTAACATCAAAACCTAAATCGAGACAACAGTCAAAAGTGTCTCCATCTACTATCCTTTCTAACGTTGCGTTGTATACAAACGCATCAGGTGCTTTTTTAGCCATTTAACATTTCCACCTTTTACGTGCTTGACGTAATCTTGAATTAGGGTTTTTAGCAGCTTTGGGAAACTTCTTCATCTGTCCTGCACTTCTAGCACAATAAGATTTTCTTCTTTTTGCTGCTTTACTTCCTTTTTTAACTTTGCCTGTAACCGCTGTTTTTAATTTACTTCCAGGATTTTTTCTTTTATAAGCGGCTACTCCTTTTTTAGTCATACCTGCACCAGATTTAGTTGAGCGGTAATTACCGCCTTTACCTGTAGTACGTCTTATAGGCTTTTCTTTTTTTCTAGGCATTATTTCTTTTTAGTTGTTTTTCTAGAACGTTTAATAGCTTTATCGCTTACAGTTCCTTTTCCTGGTCTGCTTGTTCCCGCTTTTTTCCTTTTATTAATGTTATACCATAAACCTTTTTTAGCTCGTCTACCGTCTTTAGTTGTATGGTATTTACTACTAGATTTCTTTTTTGCCGCCATGTTTATTTTCTCCTGTTTTTTCTAGCTTTAGCTTTTGCAGTTTTAGATAGCTCACCGTAATGAAAAAGTTTTACACTAGTTTTACCGTGAGTTTTACCTGAGTGTAAACTTCCGTTAGGCATTTTATGAGTGCCTCCTTTGTGTAAAGTACCGTCTTTTTTATAATGATTAACGCCTTTCATAGTTGTCCTTTTAAAACTCTATCTTTTAATCTTATCGCTCTAGGACCTACTTGTATAGCCCATCGGCTATCTAACATTTCTACCGCTGCTTTATCCCAATCATTATTTTCCATAGCTGATAAAAAGTTTTTAAATTTTAATAAACGTGTAATACCTAAGTTAAAACACATATTAGCCATAACTCTTTGTAAATCTTCAGGTAAATCTTTCCACCAAACCAAGTTTCTATCTAAATCGTTTATAACGTTTTGTATATCGTTTTTGAAACATTCATCTATTCTTTCTTTAGAGACAGGTGTGTCTACAGCTTGTCCATGTTCAGGGTCTGTTTCTAGTATTAGATGACCTATACCAAAAGTAGGATAACCTAAATGGTCTAGATATATTTTATCTATACAGCCTTCATCAAAAGTTAATTCTTCTTGTAACTTCGTTAAATTCATATTACCTCCGTTTATAATACTTTTACTAGGGTGTCTCCACCAGTTGAAACGCTTACTTGTCCAAGAGTCGTAGTTCCCTGAACTCCTGTTTCTGTTCCTGAATAAATATCTGACCATTGTTCTCCTGTCCATAGTTGAAGTTGTTTAGTAGTTAAATTCCAAATAATATCGCCTGTATTAAACTGGTTTATATTTCGTTGAGACTCATTAACGTTTATAGTAGAGCCTACATTTACTCTGTTTAAACTTAGTTCTAATATTCTAACTAACCGATTAAATATCGCAGGGTCAATAGGTCCTATAGCTACAGGAAGTTTCGTTTCTAATAGCTTAGCCATTACCTCATTCCGTCAGGTTTTATATCTATACGAGTTGCTCCTAGTCTAAAACCCATTCCTGTATCGTTAGTGTTTGTATCATTAGACTG